AGCTACACTTTCGGCAAGTGTTCCAAAGTGGTATCTTTTTGCAGTTTTATTATCCAAGTCAAAAATATATTTGTTTTTACCTACTAAATTTTTATTGACTGCAACATAATTTGTTGAATCAATTACATTGTCATAACCCCTTAACATACCCGTATTAAAAAGCGTAAACTCATCAAATTCAATTTCAATTACTTGTGAAAAAGAAATCATGCTGACTACTGACATTACTAAAGACAAAATCAAATTTTTCATAACTGTTTTTTTTAAGGGTTTATTTATATACTACAAATATATATGATTTATTTTGAATGGCAAAATTTTGCATCAAGTATTTTCGAAAAAAATTAAAATTAAATATACATAAGACATGGCAGTAAAAAAAACAACCATTGAAGGAGGTAAAATAATTTGTGAAATTGATTCTTCTAATTTAAAAACCACAGAATATGACACAGATACAAAAACACTAGTTGTCGAATTCAACAACGGTTCAAAATATGAATATGAAGAATTTCCTCATGATGTTTATGCGAGGTTTAGATTATCTGAATCACAAGGAAAATTTTTTAATTCAGAAATATCCAAAAAATACAAATACAAAAAATTAGAACTTTAATTCTAATGAACTATTTATATTTATGGCAAGTACAAAAAAAATTATAAATAGTTTTTATCTACAAGACGAACTCAATCCTGAAGTTTGGTACAATCCAAAAAAAGATAAAACAGGAAATGTTGAAGATTTGATGCTTAAACCTGAAATAAGGGAAAGGTTATTAAAAATTGCTGAATTATTTATTGATTACATTGATATTGATATTTTTGTTCACGACATAATATTGGTTGGTTCATTAGTTGGATACAATTGGAGTGAATTTTCGGATTTTGATTTACACATACTTTATGACTTTAATGATGCTGGTGATAAAAAAGAACTTTATGAAGATTTATTTAGATTAAAGAAGACGGTTTTTAATGCTGCTCACGACATTTATATAAAAGGTTATGAAGTTGAAGTTTATGTTCAGGATTTGAATGAAAAAAATGAAAGTTTGGGGGTATACTCAATAATGAATAATGAATGGGTACAAATTCCAAAGAAAGAAGAATTTACTTTAGATAAAAACAAAGTAAAACAAAAAGCAGAACAATGGATGGATATCATCGATGGTGTTTTAGAAAACGCTGAAGATGAAGAATTGGAAGATGCTGTCAAGTTAGTAAAAAAATATAGAGAAAAATTACGTAAATATAGAACTTGTGGATTAAAGAAAGAAGGCGAATTTTCTTATGAAAACCTTGTATTCAAATTTTTAAGAAGAAACGGTTATATTGAAAAACTTGAAAACTTTAAAAACAAGATTGTTGACAAAAGATTGTCATTAGAACAAGAAAATTTCGAATAAAAAGTAAATTACCAAACAACAATATATTTATATAAAAAGTTTTTTAAAATAATTAAACATTAAAAACATTTAACAATGGCGGATTTAAAACCACTAGGTAGTGAAAAATTACAAGGTATGAATAAAATTCAACGTATCCTTGAAATTGCTCGATATAATGAAACACCTAAACAGGAAGTAAATGAACTTTCTACAACTAACTATACTATCAGACTTGCTGACGGAAACACCTATGGTATTGTGAAAGAAAGATTAGGATATATAATCAAAAAGGGACTTAACGAAAGTACTTTGGACTATTCTGAACACATGAAACATAGAAAATACTATAGATCATATTCTGAAGCTATGAAAAAGTTAAATCTTATGGCGGGTGAATTGAACCGTGTTCATGAAAATGATGAAGAAATTCCTTTAATCGGAGAACAAAAATTTGTTCTTAAGACTAAAAAAAAAAGTAAACCCGTAACTGAACCTACCCCTGAACCGGCAGCACCACCTGCACCCGCCGCTCCTGCACCCGCTCCGCCAGCAGATGCAATGTCAGCACCCGCAGATATGGATACAGGTGAACCTCCTATGGGTGACCAAAACATGGATACAGGCGAACCACCTATGGGGTCTGAAGATATGGATATGGGTGCACCACCTATGGGATCTGAAGACACGGGATCAGAACAACCACCAATGGGTGATGAAGATATGGGTTCTGAAGAACCACCAATTGGTGACGAGGATATGGGAGCACCTCAAATGGGTGGTGAAGAAAGTGGTGAACCATCAGCATTAAAATCTATACAAAGACTTACAGGTAAACTCGGACAAAAAATCAGAGCTTACGATAAAGAAAAAGGTATGGATTCGCAAGATATTAAGTATGTTGTTAATTCTATTTTATCAGCAATTGATTTAGAAAATCTAGATGAAGACGATAAAGATGATATTTTATCAAAATTTGAAGAAGAAGATGAATATGGTGTTGAAGGACCAGGTGAACTTGATTTAGGTGGTGAAGATGAATTTGATATGGGTGGTGAGCCTGATATGGGTTCAGAGGAACCAACATTAGCAGAACCAAAAGAAATGTATGGTAATGTAATGGATTCAATTTATACAGAATCAAGAGTAGAAAAAGTCCTATCAAAATATTTTGACATCAAACCAACCGAAAAAACACTTCTTGAAGAAAAAAGAAAGAAACAATTTTTAAATGAAAAATTAAATAAGTTGGAAACCAAAAAAGAAATTGTAAGATTAAGTGAAACAAGACAACAAAAAGTTGCAGCAGAAAGACTTATTGAAGATTTTTCAGAAGCAAAATTTATTGGAATTACGAACAAGAAAAATTTAATCTTTTCAATTGATGGGACACAAGTTAAAATTTCACCAAACGGAACACTTATATGAAGTTGATTTATATTAATGAATTAGGTCCGAACTATAAAGGTGATAATATATATGAATTCATCTTTTCTGACTTGGACGATGTGTGGGGTGAAGATTGGGATTCGGAACCAGCATCAGGAAAACCACAACCACCTGAAATTCAGTTTATTAAAAGAGTTGGAACTTTGAAAAATTCGTTGATTGAATTAAATCTTATACAAAATTCCGATTTCTTTGGTGTGTATGATTCAGTTGATGGTGTAATTGCTCTTGGATGGGAAAGGTCTGATAGTGACGAAATATTAATAAAAAAGAAAAAAAGATTGGTTTTCAATTTTGGTGAAACAGAAAAGGAAATCGAAAACAAATTATATGAACGAGATATCGTATTAAAATGGGAAAAAACTTTAGTGCAAGATGAAACATATGAATCCTAAATTGGCTAAACTTCTTTATGAAGGATTTTCAATTAGTACCTTGGAAAAATTGGATGGGAAACAATTAAATGCTTTGTATAAAAAAATTGTTGAACAATCAACAGGTGTTCTGAATATATCTAAATCAGATACTGCGGCGATTGCCAATGCTAAATCAAAAAAAACACCATTTGTTACATACGAAGAAGAAATGGAAGAAGGTGAAATGACAGAAAAGGCGGTTTCTAAACAACAACAAAAAATAATGGGTTTAGCTTTATCAGTCAAAAGAGGGGATACACCTAAATCTAAAGTTTCAAAAAAAGTTAAAGACATGGCAAAAAAAATGTCTGAAAAAGATTTAGAAGATTTCGCATCAACAAAACATAAAGGACTTCCAAAAACTAAAGAAACAGAATCAAAAGAAGAAGTTAAAAAGTTGGAAGAAAGTATTCTTAACATTTTGGAAAAACATTTACCACCACATACAACAAAGGGTGAATTAATCAATATGATTAAAAGAAAAATCTAAATGAATGGCGTTATCAAAAGAACAAGCACTATTAGAATATGCAAAATGTGTAAAGGACACACCCTACGCACTTAAAACATATTTGCAAACTTACGATAACACACAATCAAAATATGTTCCGTTAGAACTGTTTAATGATCAAGTAACACTTGTAAAAGATTACGATGAATGTGAAGAAAACATCGCACTTAAATATCGACAAGCAGGTGTATCAACAGTAACATCTGCATGGGCTTCCAAAAGACTTGTTTTTGCAAGAAAGGAAAAACCTGAAAAAATTCTTATAATCGCTAACAAATTGGACACGGCAGTCGAAATGGCAAACAAAGTTCGTGCGTTTGTTGATCAGTGGCCGAAATGGATGGGTGTAACATTTTCAAATGAAAAAAATTCACAAAGACACTTTAAATTAACTAATGGGTGTGAAGTGAAGGCGGTTGCAACATCAAAAGATGCACTTCGTGGTTATACACCAACGATACTAATATTTGACGAAGCGGCGTACATTGATGCCGATGAAGATTTTTGGTCTGCGTGTATGGCGTCTTTATCAACAGGGGGTAAAGTTATTGTAATTTCAACACCAAACGGATTCGACCCAATTTACTACTCTATATACAGTCAAGCAATCAAAGGAATGAATGACTTTAGAATAACAGAAATGTATTGGTATCGTGATCCACGATATTCAAAAGATTTAAAACTTATAAAATGTGATGACATTGTTCACTATATGCTGAATAGAAGTGATTATAATGATAATGAAATCACATTAGACTATAGTCAAATAAAAGTTAGTGACAGAAATTTTCCTGAAATAAAAGAAAAAATTGAAAATGGTTATAAGGCATATAGTTCTTGGTTCGAGGCTATGGCTAAAAAACTTAAATTCGATAAGAGAAAAATTTCACAGGAATTAGAATGTAACTTTTTAGGTTCAGGGGATAATGTAATCCCACCTGAAACTATGAAAAAAATAAAAGAAAACCATATCAAAGAACCTGAAAATAAATTTATGGGTGGTGCTCTTTGGCAATGGAAAGAACCAATTGCAGGACACCGATATATTATGGGTGTTGATGTATCAAGAGGTGATAGTGAAGATTTTAGTACAATATCAGTGATTGATTTTGACAATAGGGAACAAGTATTAGAATACATGGGAAAAATTCCACCTGATGTACTTGCAGAAATCGCATATAAATGGGGAACTATGTATAACGCCTTTATTGTTACCGATATAACGGGGGGTATGGGTGTTTCTACATCAAGAAAACTACAAGAACTAGGATATAGAAATTTATATGTTGATGGAGTAAATCCAGCAGATAAATGGAAGTGGAACCCTAAGGCACAAGATAAAATACCGGGAATTAATTTTAATGCAAAAAGAGTTTTAATTATACAAGCGTTTGAAGAAGCGTTAAGATATGACTTTTCTTTAAAATCACAAAGATTATTTAATGAACTAAATACGTTTGTATATGTGAATGGTAGACCTGATCACCAAAAAGGACAACATGATGACTTAATTATGTCTTTTGCAATGGCGATATATGTTGCTGAAACTTCTTTTGCACAATTGGAAAAAGCAACAGAACAAACTAAGGCAATGATTGAATCTTGGCAAGTTGAATCAAAGGTTCATGCCGATCCAACAAGAAGTTTTAATCCAGGTATACCTGTTGATGTTTATGGTATGAACAATTTCCCAAAAAGTGGACCGACTAAAAGTGACTATGAAAACTATTTATGGTTATTCGGTAAAGGAAGGGTTTAGTTTATAGGTAAACCTATTTAATTTTTTAAAAAAGAAAATAATGGCACAAGACAAATATACAATATGGCAAAGGTTGAGTAAGACATTCGGTCCAAGTGCTACACTCGATCAACAATCACCCGTATTCAAGTTCGATAAAAAAGAACTATTAAAAACAACAGATAAACAAGAATATGAAGTTGAAAAACTTCAAGCACAACAAACTGTTTATTTGGGTAAACAATGGCAAAAGGTTGAATCTAACCTTTACCAACAAGCAGTATATTATGAACCAACAAGAATGGCTTCATATTATGACTATGAATCAATGGAATATACACCTGAAATATCGGCAGCTCTTGATGTTTATGCTGAAGAATCTACAACACCCGATAAAGATGGTGATATATTAAAAGTTTATTCTGAATCAAAAAGAATTAAATCTGTTTTGACTGATTTATTTGTCACCAGAATGGATATTAATACAAATCTCCCAATGTGGACAAGAAACACTTGTAAATTTGGTGACAACTTTATTTATTTGAAATTGGATCCAGAAAAAGGTGTTGTAGGATGTCAACAATTACCGAATATCCAAATTGAAAGATTGGAAAAAGGGATGCGTTTTCAACCTGACAAGTATTCACAAGAAATGGAAAACGATGCATTGAAGTTTGTATGGAAAGAAAAAAACATGGAATTCAATCTTTGGGAAGTAGGACATTTCAGAATATTAGGTGATGACAGAAAACTTCCTTACGGAACATCTATGTTAGAAAAAGCAAGAAGAATTTGGAAACAATTATTACTTTCTGAAGATGCTATGTTAATATACAGGGTGTCAAGAGCACCTGAAAGAAGAGTGTTTAAGGTATTTGTTGGAAACATGGATGATAAAGATGTTGACCCATATGTACAAAGAGTTGCAAACAAATTCAAACGAGATCAGATTGCTGATCCCAAAACAGGTAACGTTGATATGAGGTACAATCAGTTGGCAGTCGATCAAGACTTCTTTATTCCTGTTAGAGATCCGGCACAAACAAACCCAATAGAGACATTACCTGGTGGTACAAACTTGGCGGAAATCGCAGATATTGAATATATCCAAAAGAAATTGGTTACCGCACTTCGTGTACCAAAGGCTTATTTAGGTTTTGAAGAAGCGGTGGGTGATGGTAAAAACTTATCATTACTTGATATTAGATTTGCAAGAACAATCAATAGAATCCAAAAATCAATGTTGGCGGAATTGAATAAAATTGCGATTATACATTTATTTTTGTTAGGGTTTGAAGATGAATTAACAAATTTCAGTCTTGGACTTCACAACCCATCCAAACAAGCAGATTTACTTGGTGTGGAAGTATGGAAAGAAAAAATTACGTTATACAAAGACGCTGTTGCACCGATTCAAGATTCAGTTGCTCCTGTTTCAGCGTCATGGGCTAAGAAACACATACTTGGATTTAGTGATGAAGAAATTAGACTTGACTTACAACAACAGAGGGTTGAAAGAGCGGTTGCTGCTGAACTTGGTAAAACTGCAGAAGTTATTACTAAAACAGGATTATTTGATAATATCGATAATTTATATGGTAAAAAGGATTCTGAACCTGCAGGGGCACCTGCTGAAGGTGGAGGAATGCCTCCTGAACCAGGAGGTGGGGCACCTCCACCACCGAGTGAACCACCAGCAGGTGGTGAAGCCGCAGTAACACCTGAAAGATTTGTTAAAGATGGGTTAGATTTGATACTAGAAGAAACGTTATTTTATGGAAATGATACACTAGATTTGTCCAAAGGAAAAAATTCTCTTGTAGAAATAAATGAAAAACTTAACGATTTAATCAACAAGTAAATATTTATTGTAAAAACAATATGAATACTTTTGGAAATATTAAATCAAAAATAGAAAAAGCATCAATTGAATTGTATGGGAAACCTCAATTCAAAATGTTTATGAATCAATTTAAATCTGTGGTTTTAGAAAACAAAGATTTATCTGAATTGTATTTCATTTATGATGATTTGTCCACAAATAAAAACTTACCGAACGACATTGCTGATGATTATATCAATGAATCAATAGAATATGCTCAAATATTGATTGAAAACAATGACGAAGAACTTGGTATGGTAAACTATTGGATTAGTAATATCGTAAAAAAAGATTCAAACAACTATAATGATATTGATACTATCATTTACAACAATAGTATCAAAAATTTAGAAACAGTTTTAGAATCTAAAAAAAATATCAAAAAAATTATTACTGAAAGTAAAAAAGAAAAAGAAATCGAAAAAATAAATGTTCCAATTAGTTCAATGGTTAAAATTGCAAATTCAACTTTAACTAATCGTTTTTCTAATTTAAGTGAACAAGAAAGAAAAGAATTAAATTCAATCGTAAAATTATCGACAAAAGAAATAAAAAAAGAAATGGACAACTTGAAAGAACAAGCAATTTCAAAATTAAAAATGAGTTTGAATGAGTCCAAAGATACTGAACTTACAAAGGCAGTTAATGATACAATACAAAAAATAAAAGAGTCGAAATACGATTATTATAATTTATATAAACTAAGAAATTTAAATGCGGGATTATGAAAAATTTTATAGTAAAACTATTGAGTGATGAATCAGGTAGTATTTCATCAAAAAGATTATCAGGATTGATTTGTGTATTATTTTTAAATGTTACACTTCTTGCTAATTCATTTTCACATGGTGAAATTGCACCATCAGATATGCTAGTTGAAACTGTTGGGTTACTAGCGTTTGGTACATTAGGTTTAACTTCTACTGAAAGAATTTTTGGGAAAAGGGATTCAAAAAAGAGCGAATAATTAGTTCTTGTTTTTTTGAATATGAATAGCCTTATTTTTCTGTGAGCGTTTTTTCACTGAAGGTTTTACATATTCTTGCCTATTTTTCAAAATTTCATTTTGCTTTGTTCTATAAACTTTAAATTTATAGGTTTTCAAAGCGCTTTCAATAGAATTCGCATTCTTTACTTCTACTATAATCATATTTTTTGTCGTTATTGATATAAATATAAGGGATTTTTTTAAATTTTGACATATCCTTAATAATTTTTTATATTTAACTAAAACAATAAACGATTAAGTTATGAAAAATGAAAAAAGGAAAAACGTCAAAATTAAACATTTTTGATGATGCAAAGTGTTATTACGGCACAGTCGATTCCAAAGAGTTCAAATCTTTATACATTGTTATACAGACTTGGATTGAACCAAATGACGATTACACAAATTGGACAAAAATTACAGGACAAATTAAAAGACAAATATTACACAACCTGTTAGAAGTAGTCGAAACAAACACCTTCGAAAGAAAACAAATAGTAGATTTAGATTTAAGAACAAGTGGAATACAAAAGAACAAAAAAAGTTTTCTAAATTTAGAAATCACCCTTTTTATCCATAACAAAGATTATGATTTCAAATCCCTTATTTTAAGAAACAAAATTAAAAAAATTGCACAATCGGTATACTTTGACGAACTGAAAAATTCTAAATACTTTACCTTAAGCAAGACAAAAATCAAAGAATTCAGTATGATATAATATTTATACTTAAAAAGTATTATGAAAATATTAGGACCTAGTGATATTGGTAAAGGGATTTTAATTGAACACGACGCAGGATTAATCAGTTTAAATGATGTAAGAAATAATAAAACAATAAATGAATCCTACGGACAATTAGATTATTCTAAACCATTTGTATTTTATGCGACACTACAAAAATACGGTGTACCAAACAGAAACGGAAGGGTATACCCTGAAAAAATATTGAAAAGAGAAGCCGAAAAGTACAAAGAAATGATTAATAAAGGGATGTCAATTTCGGAATTAAATCACCCTGAATCATCTTTAATTGATTTGGACAGAGTTTCACATTTAATAACAGATGTATGGTGGGAAGGTAACGTACTTATGGGTAAAATTAAATTACTTACAACACCAGGATTCCATGAAAGAGGTATTGTATCGTCTAAAGGCGATATTGCAGCAAACATGATGAGACAAGGGGTTACTATGGGTGTGTCTTCGCGTGGGGTTGGTTCATTGGTTAAGAAAGGTGAACAAAATGAAGTGCAAGAAGATTTTGAACTAATATGTTTCGACTTGGTATCTTCACCTTCTACACCTGGAGCATATCTATACTTAAATAAAGAAGATAGACCTAAATATGAAGAAAAACTTACAGAGCATGAAAATGTAAATTCTTTTGGCGGTTTAGAAAAATCAGTTGACTTAATGAAAAGATTATCCGATTATTTGGGTAAATAAAAATTTATGGAACAAGGAGAAAAATATTTTGTAGCAAAAATTACTTCTGATTTATTGGATACTGAATCAGGTAAAGTAAAAAAGATGAAAGAAGAAAAATTGGTTTTGGGTTATTCACCGACTGACGTTGAAGCAAAAGTTACCAAAGTTTATGAAAACTATACAATGGATTGGAGAATAACTTCAATTACAGAAAGTAAAATTGATGAGGTAATTGAATAATCAATTAAATTTTTAAGGTTTAGAAGGACACATTACGTGTCCTTTTTTTTTTTAACTTATATTTATTATTAAAATAAAAAAATTAAAAATAAAATTATGAAAAAAATTAACCGTCTGACTGAAAGAGATTTAACACGAATTGTTAAACGTGTAATCAAAGAAGAAGAAGATGATAATAAAAAGGAAAGTAAAGGAATGTCTATAACAATAAAGGATGTGTTTGATGAAGTTGTTAACGCACTTAAGGAGTTAGGGGATTACGATGACTCGATGAAAGGAAAAGCAATGAAATTGGCTAAAAAAATTATGTCTAATTTCAAAGATGATTTGGCTTATATTTCTGATAACCACGAGGACGAATTATACGATATTCTTGGTGAAGAAAATTATTGATAAACTATTCTTTTAAGGATTGAAAGGACACGTAATGTGTCCTTTTTTTGTTTTATTGAACTTTTTTTTGTCTGACATTATCCAAAAATAAACTTTTTTTAACTTGCTACATATTTATTTGGTAAATAAACGCATAATGTATTGCATTTAAAAATGGGAATAAATGAAAATAAATCGGTAGTTGAAGAGGCTTTATTACAAATAAAGAACCTTGAAGACGCTATCAATGAAAACGCAAAAGGAATACTTGCTTCAACTATGAAGGAAGAAATCAGTGAATTAGTAAAAGAATCATTAGGTGGTTACAAAAAAAATCTACGGGAACAAGACGCTCCTGAAGAACCAGAAGGTGAAGAAGAAGTTGATGTTGACTTAGAAGACGAAACGGAAGTTGAACCTGAAGGTGAGGAAATTGACTTTTCTGCGGTAGAAAAATTTAATGAACCGCAAGGTGATGAAGAAGTAGGCGATTTTTCCGACCTAGAAGAACCTATGATGGGTGATAATGAAACGGGTAATGAAATGCCACCACTTGATATGACATCAGCTTCCCCTGAAGAAATTTTGAAAGTATTCAAAGCGATGGGTGATGAAGATGGAATCATTGTTAAAAAAGACGATGATTATATCCATTTGTCAGATAATCAAAAGGATGTTGAATATCTTATAAGTGTTGGTGATGAACCCGAAGAAACAGAAGAAACTCAAATGGCAGAAAATGTGATATATGAGTTAGAAGTTGAAGAATCAGAAAACATGGACTTTAATTTGTTTATGGACGAAGAAGAAGAATTTGAAGGTATGTACATGGACGAAGAAGAAGAATTTGAAGGTATGTACATGGACGAAGAAGAAGAATTTGAAGGTATGTACATGGACGAAGAAGAAGAATTTGAAGGTATGTACATGGACGAAGAAGAAGAACAAGAAGAAACAGTTTATGAAATCGATGAAGAAGATTTGGAATCCGTAATGGAGGCATTCAAAGCTGTTGGACTTGGTTTTGGAAAACCGATGAAAACTTTTTCTAAAATGGAAGTAAACGACAAAGGATTCAAGGATGATAAAAAACAAGGTGAAAATCTGAAAAGAAAAGGTCCGAAGTTTAAATATCCAAAAATCAAACATGGTGTTACTGAAATGGAAGATAAAGAAATGGATGAAGAATGGAATGAAGAAGAATACAACGAAGGAATGGATTACCATGAAGAAGAAGCAGAAACAAAAGAAGCTGCTAGAACATATGGTAAAGGTTCTAAACGTGGTAGAGGCTTAAGAAAAGGGGTCACTCCAAACAGAAACTTAGTTTACGGTGAAAACGGTGTTCATTCTGAATCAGTACAAAATGAAATCAATGTTTTAAGAGAAAAAAATGAAGAGTACAAAAAGGCTCTTGACTTCTTTAGAAACAAATTGAATGAAGTTGCTGTATTTAATTCCAATTTGGCGTATTCAACAAGATTGTTCACTGAACATTCAACTACTAAACAAGAAAAGATTAACATTCTTAGAAGATTTGACGAAGTCGATACTTTGAAAGAATCAAAATCTTTGTACAAAACAATTAAAACAGAATTAGATGGAAAAGGTTCATCTAATACAATAAAAGAATCTATCGAAAGACGAGTTGTTAAAACACCATCTAATGGTTCATCAACAAATCTAATCGAAAGTAAAACGTATGAAAATCCACAATTCTTAAGAATGAAGGATTTGATGACAAAAATAAAATAAACAAATAAATAAACTCAAATTAAAAAAATAAAAATGGGAGCATTATTAGAATCAGGTCTTGTTGGTAACATCGGTCTTAAGCACCTTAAAGTTATCAAAGA